CCAGCACCGCGCGCGTGTCATCGATAAACACGGCCACAGCATTGAGCGGGAAAGCTTCGACAACCTCCCACGGCGTGAAACCGTCCGCCTCCCACAAATCATCCTCCGCCGTAAGCGTCCCGATAATGTCCGCATAGGCCATGCCGCCCGGGTAATCGGAAAGCCACTGGTCGAGAGCAAAGCGTTCTGATTTTTTCATGCTACGCGCTCCTCGGGCAATCCATCGTCGCCAGTGACAAGGTATCCGCCGAAGCATTCGCATTGCCAGCTGTCGCAATTTATCAGCACGACGCCCGCATCGCCGTGCGAGTCTTCCTCGGTGAGGCGCGTGCGGGCGTTCCACAACCCGAACCCGGTATTCCCTTCTGTAACTTGCACGCATTCCTGCACAAGGCGTGCAGCGGCATACGACACGTCTCCGGGACGGCCAACCATGCGCGCCTTCAAGGCGCGCACGATACCCGGCGCGCGCCACCCCGCCCAGTGGCAATACACCACCGGACTCATGTTGCCTACTGTTGATACCACTTGAAACAATACTCTGTCACCCATGACGCTATCCTTTCAAAGTTATCCGCCGGAATCGACGTGCCACTACTATAAACAGAATCCCGGCGGATGTCAACAGGCGCGCGCTCCGCGTGCCACGGCACGCGGAAAACACTGCGCGCGCCACGATCCGCGCACCACGGCGCGCGGCGCTCGGGAGAATTTCACACCACCACGCACCGAGGGCCGAGGCCCGGTTTCCAGCTAATAGTTTTACGCTATTGGCGCGCCGCGTACAGTAGATTTTCCCTATGTTACGCGGCGCGTGCAATTGTTTGCTAACTATTCAGGCCGCGAGCAGCTCCAGTGCGCGCTGTTTCAGCGCGTTACCAGTGCCGAACCACGCGGATTCGAGCCGGGTATTGTCCGAGCGGCCGCGCTCGTGGTCTACCAGCTGCGTGACAGCATTCAGCGCTGCCCAGCGTGTGCCCGCGACGCCTTTTATATCCGCGCCGATTGCTGCGCCGTTGAACAGCTCGATGATGCGTTTATAGCCTTTCGTTTCGTCGATCGGCTTCGCGCTGGTGTGGTACGGCTTCAGCAGCTCGGCCACGAATGCATCGCACTGTTCGCCGGACATGGGCACACCGGCCAGCTGCCGCGACTGCACCATAAAGCCCTCGAATTGATTTGCCACCACGCCCAGCTGCAGGCGCACGGCTTCCGCGTCGAAGCGCTCGCTGTGCAGCACGCGGACGGCTGATTTTAAATAACCCTTATCTGTTTCGGCCTCGCCTGATACCGGGCGGCCGTTGCTGTATCCGCCCACGGCGGCCGTTATGGTGTTATTGCACACGACACGAATAGCGGTAAATTTCGCAATCGTGGCCATAGTGCCGTCGTAGGATGTGCCCAGCAGCAGGTACGGCTTGACGATATCGCCGTCCACCACTGGCGCGCCCTCGCCCACGCTCGCCAGTGCCCACACCCGGCGGCCGTGCGACAGTGCGCCCGCCGTCTCAAGCTTGAATCCGCCAAGATCAACCAGCGTGCGGAAAAAGCTCATTACTTCGGACGGCTGCACCACGTTGTAGCCGTTAGACACTACGGCCAGCGGCGCGCCCGTGTCCGAGCGGTGCAATACTTTGCGCTCCGGCCATGCCTGCATGCCGGTAACGCTCGGCGTGGTGTATTCAACGACGGATTCAAGCACGCGGTAATTCAGCCCGGCTTGTTCTGTCCATTGCTCAATAGTTGCGTCCGGCGTTAATGCCTGCCCGAGGCCGTGCCACGGGGTTGCGCCAGTGTAGGCCATTGCTGCGCGGCCGGTTGTCTCGTCGATCATATGTGCCATTTTGCTATCCTTTCGATTTAATTGTGCCGCTGCAATTGCAGCGACTTAAAACAGTTTACCACCCTTTTTTGAACCGTGCAAGCTTTATTTATCGCACTGGTCAATGAACCACCACAGCACCACCAGCACCAAGATAACAGCAATCATGCGTTATCGCTCCCGATATCCCCGGCCACATGGTGACGCAACAGCGAGCCCGGCGGCAGCGAGCGGGCAAAGCTTCGCACGGCGGCGGCATCATCGGCGCGGCCAGTCTTTTTCAGGCCGTGCCACTGAATAGCGGTAGGCCCTCCGGCGGCATAGCATCCGCCCTTACCAGTGCCCACGCGTTTTTTTCCGCTACCGTGCGCAACAAACACCACCACCAGCGAGCGATCGCCACGCGCGCACAACGGCGAGCCATTGCCGCATTGCTGGCAAGTGAAATTCTCGGCCAATTCTGCCGGACATTGTGCGAACAGCACGCCATGCATACGTTGCGGCCACTGCGAGCCCAAGGGCGCAGCGTATACCGCCGGACGGCCGAGCTCTACCGTGCGCACTGCATCGGCCATGCTATCGCACGATGCATTAAACACTGTTTTACCTTCGCGCGGCATCGGCAAAGCTTCCGCCGGAAAATGCGAATACGTCCACGCCTTACCATTACGCGGTACGGCGTCGGAAACGGCCTGCATGTATTCCACGTCCACGGCAACAGCGCCGGATTCACTGCGCGGATGCAATGCGCAGCTGGTCGGGCATGTTGCATATGTCTCGTGCTGGCCGCTGCGGTACGTTACAGCGATCGGGCCTGTCTTAGAGTTGCCACTGACTGCGACGGTCTTAATCATGATTTATCCTTTCTGGGTTAGTACTGCAGAAGTAATTCTAGCAGGATTTTAAAATGGTGCAAGCTCTTCTGATATCGGCACTGCGGCGGCCTTTGGCTTGTCCCGATACTTGGCCAAAAAAGCGCGCAGCGCCTTCACGTTCGCGCGCGCCTCGCGTTGCAGCTCCGGCCCTTCCTCGCCCTGCAATTCGGCATAGTGGAAAAAGCCCTGCGCGGCGTCGGTATACTTGGCCAGCACGTGGGCGGCCTCGTGAATAATTAGCTCGTCGGCAAGCTCTTCCACCGGGCATTTATCGTCGACGGCGATAACGTCGGTCAGATGCATATAAAGCTCGTCACTGCGGAAAGCATCGCGGAGAATGCGCCTCATGCTGTCACCCCCGCGCAGCGCTGGGCCATGGTGTTGTACCAGTCCGGGTCGGACGTCTCGCCGTCGAGATACCGTCGAGGGACACCGTCAAGGGTGAGCACCGCGTACTCCTCCACCACGGCGCAATCCACGGCGTTGCCGAGCACTTCGTCCAGCACTTCAATTGATCCCGCATCAATAAAAACCAGCATGCGTGCCATCGTTTTATCCTTTCTTGGTTGGCGTTGTCATGTGACAACACCGCTATTAGAACACAACTGTTTATAGCCGTCAAGCACTTTCGGAAATTATTTTTTGCTCGAGCTCCCCCCACGGCATGCCATGGGACGGCCACGCGGCCAGCGGAGCGATTCGCATGCCATGCTCGGCCAAGGCAACAGCATCGAGGCCGCGATACAAGCACACCATGTCGGGCCGGGAGCGCGACGCCTTCCACAGGATCAGCACAAAGCAGGGGCGGCCAGCAAGGGCATGCCGGGTCAGGAATGCAATCTGATGCGGCCGCAGGCCCACGGCATACCCTTGGACCACCTTCAGCTCCATCATCGCAAACCGGAGGCCAGCCCCCACCAGCATGTCGGAAATGCCAAGATTGACCCTGTTCTCGATGCGGTCAATGTCCAGCCCAGCCAGCCCTTTGCGGACCCGGGCCGAAAAAGCGGCCTCAGGTTTCATCAGAAAGGGGGCTAGGATCGATTTTCTCGAAAATGTCGGGTGGAGGGTCCTCCACACCGGGATCGAAGCTTGGATCGGCCTCCTTGGCGTTGCTGGAGGCTATCTCGTCGGGCGTGGCCTCAATCAGGCGGCCCGGCGGCCCGCCGTAGAGCTTTTTCAGCTCGTCCAGCTTCTTTTGGACCTCTTCCTTCGACATTTGATCGATTGTGCCGTGGCGTATTTCTTTGCGTTCGACGTAGATCGTCCCCAGCGCCTGCCCGCGACGGTATTCAGCCTGCACCGCAGCCGAGTAAGCCCCAGCCTGCAGGGCAGCATCGCGGATGGTCTGCAGGTCCTTCATGTGCCGCTCGTAGGTCGTGTTGTACTTCGACGCCAGTTCCGCCCGATAGGCCTGTATCGCCGCGACCACATGAGGGCAGATATCCGGATTGGTCAGCTTCCACGCCGTCACCGAAGCGCTGTGCGCCTTGTACCCTGCGCGGATTGCGGCTTCCTTCAGCGTCATGTTCCCGTCGTTCGAAACGTACTCCTGCACGAACTTCCACTCGCGCGCATTCAGCGTCTTCAGGCCTGCCAGCGGGCCCACCTTGGTTGCAGTGCGCCGCCGCACCTTGTCAGGGATGACAGGGGGCGTGTTCCATATCGCCTTCTTGGTCACACCACCCTCCACAGCCGCCAGCCGTTTTCCTCGCGCACCCTGCGCAACAGGAACTTCCATGTGGGCTGCGTCATGCGCATGAATCGGCGCGTCGACACCCGCGCTGCGTTGGCCTTTTTGTAATCACTGAAAAAGATTGAATCACCCGGCAGCATATCTGCAAACGGATATTTCGTTCTTGAATGCGGAACGGGCACATCTGATTGGATTTGTAACACTTGGGTCTCCGTGTAGATCACAACGACAGAAGTGTACGCAACTGCACGGAGGCAGTCCATCTATGTCAAGTCCGAACCGGGCCGACGAAGAGGTCTTGGTTCCCTATAGGGGGGGGGGTAAGAGTGAAAAAAAAAACCAAAAATCTTTGCTCGCGGAGCTCCCCAGTAAATTTCACCTGACCTCCTTCACTGTAAGTTACCGTATGTACCCTAAACCCTTGATTTCATTACCTTCTTACACCCCTCACACCAATTACGCCATTTTTCAAAAAAAATGAAAAAAAAATCACTCTTACCTCCAAAAGTTCTATAGGAACCCCCAAAATCGCCCTTTTTGCCCCGGTCCACGGACAAATCTGCAAAATCACCCGTTGACAACTGAAAATACTTGGTGCTATCCTGCACACATTGTCGTCCTCGGTCCGCGACACTTGATGCGACAAACTTGGACCTAGCTGCAATCTTTGGTACTTTAATTAAACAGAAAGGATAACACCATGCTATCATCATCGAACTCGAAACAAACCCCTGACCAACACAAGGTGGCACACATGCGTGACCCATTTGTACTCGACGAGTACGAAATCACTGCCACAATCCGTGGCGGATTCCCGCTCATTGTTCATGGCACTCTGTACTCTCGTGGAGTTTCTGATGACATCTCTGGAGCTTCTGTGGTCATCGAGGTGAGCACGCTGCGCAAATACCCTGCGACATTCTTGAAGCTCACTGCACAGGAACACGAGCATCTTGTGTCCGTTTGGTGGGACGCTTACCAAGACAGGGAGCGAGACATTGAGTACGCCAAGTGGGCAGATCGCCACTAGACTTGCAACTTTCACAACTTTTGGGAGAAACAAAATGCTGCAGATGATGACGTTTTCGGTCCGCCGTTTGTATGACGAGGCGTATCG